AAACTTCCAATAATAATATGTCAGATTTAGCAACGATATTCAGCTGGTTTGAAACTGGCGACATCCCAACCCAAGAACAATTTAGACAAACGTTTTCATCATTCAGGCATAAAGAGGAATCGGTTAGTATCACAGATGTTTCCGGGCTTAATTCTGCTTTAAACAACAAGCTTGGAACGTCTCATGCAACTGATGTAAACGCTCATAATACGGTGTTGGCAAAGTTAGATGCATCAAATCTTAATTATGATAATGTGCAGGCGTGGCGCACTGCCTTGGGGGTTGTCGATTTCCCGACCATTCCGGAAAATGTAGGATTGGTAGATGATGGAATTACACCGGCAGTATTCAATAAAGTTCAGGTAACCGAATTGGTTGAATCTTTACAGCAGTCAATTGAGAATATTGATGTTAATCTTCAGAGTGAAGATTTATCAATATTAATTGATAATGACAGCAATAATATTGAAAGCAATATATCATTTTTTACAGATGAATTTGAAAACCTTACTTCCGATACCGTTGTTTTGGCTTTTGATGCTATTCAGGTCTTGGGCATTTATGATGGCGGTTTAAGGCTTCATACTTCAGAATATGAACTGATAACAACTAAGCGTATCAAACTTTTAGGACAACGAAAATTTAGCCTACACAACGCCAGTTTTGGCGACAAGGTAATAGTAGATTATACACATTTAAAAACTGATTTATAACATGGGATTAAGCACATCTTACAGCAAAGCTGAGACTGAAGTTAAATTAACAAACATTAAACAAGCATTTGGTTCCGGAATAAACCCAAAGCCTTTGAAAATAGGCGATCCTGTACCCACACAATATGGTGGCTATATCTTGGCGGATGTTGGCGATTATGGTTTTGGTATTGCAGAACCGGAAAAGTGGAATGTGGCTTTTTTATCAGCTGGAGGTTGGGAGATCATATCAAATCCAATATCACAAATAAATAATAATGCAGAACTTATCAATTTTTCTGAAAACATATACTTTGACAAGCAATCCGTTGCAGTAGCTACTGTTAATTATCCTATTCAATTTAAACCTTACGGCACAAACGCAAAAATATTAGGCAGTACTTTTGTAAGATTGACAGCCGATGGAATCAATACTCCAGATTTTTCAAAGTTTAAAAAATTAAGTGGCTCTGAAAATTACGATAATACAGCAGGTGTTTTAAATTCTATCTTTTTTTTCTATGACGGATTTGATGCCTGGGTAAATATATGGCAAGGAATTGGTTCTTCAGATATTGATTACAGTGATTCAACGCCGCCTACAGCACCAACAGTTGCCGTTAGT